TAACAAATACTTATGGGGGTGGTATCCAGTGTCAAGGTGCTACCGCTAATGTCACGCCATACGTAACAGGAAGTTTATCTCAACAGCATCCTTGGGAGTTATTATATAATGATCCCGTCTATAATAATGTAGATGCTAACGACGACGGTGTTCCAGATAATCCAGGTGAAATTTTATATTACATTCCCACCCGTACAGGACAAAAAAATAATACAACTATATCAGCAGGTGTATCTGCTACATGGTCACGTCCATTAGACAAAGAACTACAAGCACTATGTAAGCAAGCAGCAACTACACAGATGGAAGCATTGGCTCAGAATACTGCTAATAAGAGATTGGATTTTGAAATAGCTAGACTAAAAAATTGTGGAGAATTGATGAAGGCTGGAATTATGTTCCATCCAAAGTCACCTTATGCTGCTGTATGTGCAGACGTAGTACTTGTAAACCCACCTAACGTACTACCCAATCATACTCATTCTATCCCCAAGGCAGAAACTTCAATAATCCCTTCTTCGTCTTCTTCAACTTCTTCGGCTTCTTCTTCTGTAGAGGAGGGAGTCCCTTCTTCAAACGATACTGATTCGCAATCACAAGATTCCGATCAGGAGAAGTCTGTTTCTGACCTAAAAGCTTCTGCACCTTTTGGGTTGCCTGTTTTATTGCAGGTTTCAGAGTCCGAAGGATCAAATCCGCTAGGGGTTTGGCAAATAGGGCACTCGCAGTCGCTACAGTAGCAATAACAGCAGTTGTTGTTACAACATTTGCTTGAGGTAAAAACTTTTCAACTGCAGTCGTAGGTTCATATAATACTATACAGATAGTTTTATCTTCATTCAGTTCGTGACCAACTACTTTCTCATCTCCATTCTGAGATAAGTCACCTATTCGTGGTTGACCTGGACTAGGACATTCAACTTCTTCTTTAGATGTACTGGGTATAGATGGTGTCTCTGGTGTATTAACTTCTGGTTCTGGTGGTGGTTCTACCTCTGGTGCTGGTATATCTTGTATAATAGTTAACTGTTCTGGCTCATAGTTCATCGGTGTAAACGATGGAGTATGAGCATCACAATACGTTACTGTATCATCATCTTCTGCTAATTGTTTATTCTTAGTACCGTTTGGATACTTATTCTCTGGATGTACTTCTACACATCCAGGTATATTTACTATTGGTTTACCGATATTTACTACAACAGGTACCACAGGTGGTGTAGCAGTAGGAGCATAACCAAATACATCACTAATATAAAGATTTGGTATATCTAACTGCCTAATGTAGATTGGACTAATTCTTATCGGCTGGATCGGATCCATTCACTTCTGCATAAGCCATTCTTAGTATGTAGTAAATTACATACGAAGTTCCACCTAACAAGATGGCAATCATTATATTGACTGAGTGTACTACCTCAGACATATGCCTGTGCAGCAAGCCACGTTGATAGTCCTAGAGAAGTTCCCATGATGGTGAGTCGGCTCATCCACCACATGATCTCATGCTTATTCTTTGTTATATTAGTCATCGTTCTACCGTTGCATAGTCAATAAAATGAGGATGCTCCCTTAGATAGGAGACATCCTCTTTACTATGTTCTATTGCGTCGTAGGCACTCATTGCATACTCACATATTTCGTAGTGATGCTTTTGAGTGTCGTGATATCCGACGGTGTAATGCTTTGTAGTCAGGGGCATGATCTTTCAATCCCGTACCACTATTATTTATAGCATAAAGTAGTGATTTATACCTAATTGTGTGTTGACTACAAGACAGTGTTAGACTTTCGGCACAGGTGGCTTAGTACCCTTAGCTGGAGGTACAGTTGGTGCTATCACTAATGGTGCTTGCTCTATCCTAAGAGTCTGTGCTGGTGCTGCTTCGGATGCTTTAGCAATAAGCATCTCCATATCTTTCTTAGTTATATTAACACCTCCTCCATTAGTACCACCATTCTGCTTATTTTTTGCTGTCTGAACGCCAAAAGTGGCTAAAACTCCAGTAAACACCGAAGCTATGAAGGTGGGATCAATTTTACCTTGTGGAAACCCTGGGATGGTAACGTAATTTAAAGTTAATATTCCTCCACTCCAAATCAAAATTCCGAGACGGACTAATTGACTGACGATTGCTGCTTGTTCCTCAGCATCTGGTACTACAGTGTCCTTTATCTTACCAAAGAAACCCTTTTGGCTTGTAGGGATATCATCCTTCTTACTGTCAGGACTATCTTTCTCTACCTTTTTATCTTCAGCCATTATGTTAATATAACTGGCTTATTTAGGAAGTGTTGGTATATTTGGGACTGCTGGTCCAGTTGATGATGGTAGATCAACTGATGGCATGTTAGAAGATAAAGCACCAGTTATTGCTTCTTGAGCATAACTCTTTGCTTTATCGATAAGAGCATCTTTATTAAGATAAACATATCCACCTGCACCTACTACAGCAAGTGATACTGCACCTGATAAAAGAGCAATAAAATTAACTACTTTTTGCATAAGACCTCTCTACGACTGACCTTAGGTAATTTTGAAAGTTTTGTTCTATATTATCTATATTATCATGAGTCTCTACCCACTCACTACAAAACTCATAAACTGCACGACAATGATCAGTCAAATGATGTGTCAAAGCTCTGAAAGCTTCTGCTCTTAGCATCAATTTTTCGTCAGAGTATCTTGGGTCATCCATGTCTTTAGGTTCCAATAAAGTGTTCCGCAGAGAGGACAACCA